GCAAAAGAAGAAGTATTTTCTAGTTTAGAAAAACTAAAAAAACAAGAATTTGAATTAATAGAAAACTTAAAAGAAAAATATGGAGATGGACAAATTAATATTGAGCAAGGAACATTTACTTCAATTGGGTAAGTTTGGCTGTATTAATCCATATTTATAATAAAAAAATTATAGGAGAAATTGAATGGCAGAATATATATCGCCAGGCGTGTTTACTAACGAAATAGATAGTAGCTTTTTACCAGGAGCAATCGCAGCAATAGGAGGAGCAGTTATTGGTCCAACAATAAAAGGACCAGCACAAGTGCCAACCAAAGTAACATCGTTTTCTGAATTTGAATCAATATTTGGAACATATACATCGGATTCATATGTTCCGTTTGTAGTACAAGAATATTTAAAATATGCTGACGTAATGACAGTTACTAGATTGTTATATGAAGATGGATATGAATTAACTGATGGAGCATTAGCAATTGTAGCAGAATCTGCAAGTGTGAAATATGTAACACATTTATTACATCCAACAATTACTGCTGGTGGAACAGGATCAATGTTCGAAAAGTCAATACTATCCGATAATGAATCAGGAAGCTTCGCAATAAAAATATCCGGATCATATGATCCCGATACAACAGTTCCAGGCTTCTCAGGAACAGGAGACTATGTAACTACCGGCTTTATAAGTGCATCAATAAAAGATGTAAGTAATAATGTTACTAAAGTATTTGGTAGTACTCCAAAAAGTTTACAATACCCAGTATATACACAATACGAAAATGATTCTGCAGCAAGTCTATTTGATAATTTAGGCGAAGTTTCAATGTCGCTAGCAATCATTAATGATTACGAATTTTTAAATGACTTTAAACCGGCATCAACGCCATGGGTTACTTCTCAAAAAGTAGGAATATATACAACTAATTTATTTTATTTTTCGACGCTGTCCCATGGAAATGTTGAAAATTATGATGTTAAAATAGGAATAAGAGATATTAGACTACCATCAGAAATTCCGGACCCAAATGGTTTCGGAACATTTACAGTTGAAGTAAGAAGAGTTAATAATTCACATCTTCCCAATTCACCATTTAATTCAGATGATACAGATAAAGACCCAATAATAGTAGAGACATATAGTAATTGTAATTTGGATAAAAATTCTCCAAATTACATATGTAAAAAAATAGGAGATCGTGAAAGAACTATTGATTCAGAAGGAAGAATCACAGACACTGGTGGGTATTCTAATAATTCTGATTATATTAGAGTAACAGTGGCTGATATAGTTTCTACAGGAGGATCTGCAATACAATCTTTAATTCCATTTGGATTTACAGCACCAAATTCAACAATTCCAGATGTATCAGGCTCTGCCGGCAATTTAAATTTACAAGCAGTATCATATCAAGACACACAAGTAATTGGTAGTTTATATAATTCTAGAAATTATTTTGGATTTGATTATACAAATAAAAATAATTTACAATATTTAGGACCACTACCAACATCAGGATCTAATACAGGAAGCAATACAAATTTTTATTTAGGCGACGTGTCACAAGATGCACAGGCAATATATCCANCAAGTGCACCATACTCAGCATCATTACAAGGAGCGTTAACAGGCAGTACATTTGCATCAAATATTAAATTAGGAACAAGAAAATTCATGGTGCCATTTCAAGGCGGGTTTGATGGCACAAGGCCAAATTTACCTAAACTCAGCGGAGGGAATATTACAGCAACAAATACATTTGGGTTTGATTGTAGCACAGCAACAACTTCAGGGACGTCTGCATATAAACAAGCATTTGCAGCTTTAAGTAACGCAGATTATTTTGATATTAATATGTTAGTTACACCAGGTATTTTATATAGCCTTCATCCCACTGTAGTAAATTCAGCTATAGTTATGGCAGAAGATAGGCAAGACACTTTTTATGTAATGGATATCCCACAAAAATCAGATAATATATCTACTACTATAACCACAGCAAACGGTATAGACTCAAATTATACAGCAACATATTATCCATGGGTATCTGTAAATGATCCTAATTTGAATACAATGATAGATGTTCCACCATCTGTAGTTATCCCTGGAGCATTAGCGTATAATGATTTCATATCAGCTCCATGGTATGCACCTGCAGGATTAAATAGGGGTGGTTTGTCGAGCGTACTTGATACACAAGAAAAATTAACTCAGTCAGATAGAGATGATTTATATTTTGCTAGGATTAATCCAATAGCAAACTTTCCAAATGAAGGAATTGTTATATGGGGACAAAAAACATTACAATCTGTACCTAGTGCATTAGATAGAGTAAATGTTCGAAGATTATTAATTACAGTTAAAAAATATATTGCGTCTGCGACTAAATATTTGGTATTCGATCAAAATTCTTCGAATACGAGAAATAAATTTTTAAATATAGTTAACCCATATCTCGAAAGTGTTCGACAAAATCAAGGATTATCTGCATTTAAAGTAGTAATGGATGAATCAAATAATACTCCAGATGTAATTGACCAAAACAGAATGGTAGGCGAATTATTTTTACAACCAACAAGAACAGCGGAATTTATTATATTAGACTTCCATATTCAACCAACCGGAGCAGCATTTCCAGAATAATAAAAATCTAATTTAGTAATATTTATATAAAAAGGAATTAAATAGAATGGCATTAAACCAAAGTTTACCAGGATTAGATCAAGACGAATTATTTAATAATGCGTTTAATTGGGAACCGAAATATAATAATAGATTTATTATGTTAATTGATGGCCCAAATGGAAATATACCATCATATCTAATAAAGACAGCATCAAAGCCATCAATGACCAACGGCGAAATTACATTAGATATGATTAATATCGACAGGAAAGTAAAAGGCAAATCTAGATGGAATGATATTACAATTACATTGTACGACCCAATAGTTCCATCAGGAGCACAATCTGTAATGCAATGGGTTCGTAATCATCATGAATCATTAACAGGACGAGATGGTTATTCGACAGATTATAAACAAGATTTAACTTTCCACAGTTTATCAGCAACTGGAGAAAAAATTGAGGAATGGACAATAAGAGGCGCGTTTATTTTAGATTCAACATTTGGTGATATGGATTGGTCTCAAGAAGGCGCAACTGAAATTTCATTAACACTGAAATATGATTTTGCAATATTGCAATATTAATATTGTATAAAAATATCTAGTGTGACTTTGGCAATATAAAGCCTAATACACAAGTAAGGAGTTAGCGATTGGCTAACTTTTTTACTGTTTATATATTTATAATAAAGTTATAAAGGAACTAAAAATGGCAAAACACACCGATCGATACGAAGATGCTCATCTTATTAATTTAGCTACAAATCAATACGAGCAACAATTAAATTCTACATTACCATCTGAAATAGTATATCTCCCAAGCGCTGGAAAAATATATCCAAAAGATGATGAATTAAGANCAGGAAAATTAGAAATGCGGTATATGACTGCATATGATGAGGACATATTAACAAACCCATCATATTTAAAAGACGGCGTCTTATTAGATAAATTATTAGAAGCATTGATTACTACTCCTGGNGTCAATATAAAAAATATTGCTGAAGTTGATAAAGACGCGTTAATTGTTTCTGCGAGAATATTAGGATACGGATCAGAATACCCAGTAACAATACAAGACCCAAAAACTAAAGTACCGTTAGAACGTGTTGTAGATTTAAAATCATTAAAACACAAACCATTTGATATAAAAACAAACGACTTAGGCGAAATGAGATATGAGTTAGATGAAGATACAGTTATTTATTTTTCTTTTTTAACTAATACACAAATAAAAACTTTAAATAGAGATAAAGTATCTGAGTTATTAAAATTAATAATTAAACAAGTTAATAAATCTAGAAAACCAGAAGATATTGAAGAGTTTATTCGATATAAATTTCTTGCAAAAGAATCAAAAAAATTCAGAGAATATGTTGAAAAAAATTCTCCTGGGTTAGATTTAAACTATACGTTTGAGGGTGAAGACGGAGGCACCTTTACTGCCATGTTTCGCCTTGGAGGAGACCTTTTTTGGTTTTAAACCAGAAGACCGGGTAAACTTACATTCTAATATATTTGATTTGATATGGGCAGGCGAAGGGCGATGGGACTGGCAAACTGTCTATAATATGCCTATTTTTCTTCGAACTTTTTATATAAAAAAAATTAATTCTTTATACGAAAAAGCCTTAAAACAACAAAAAAAGGAATTAAATAAATCAAAACCAAATAAACAGATAATAAAAGGGCCGTTGTAATATTTATATTAAATAACAAGGCTTGTTAATGCAATACAATCAATATCATATACAGTTTATTCAAAACCTAAAATTGCTTCCTAATGCTAAGCTTGATCCANAGGACGAAGGCAAAGCAAAATTGAAGGAAATGGCGGAGCTATTTACCTTATTTGCTGATTCTGCAGCACTTAACAGAACAATATCATTATTTAACGATTTATCTACAATTGCAGCAGATATAGCTAATACATTTGATATACTTGAAGATAGAGCTAAATTATTCAATGAACAACTAGGTATTGGCAGTAAAACATCAATCAAGTATGCATTAGCTTTAGATGAAGTGGCAATATCTTTAGACCGACACGCAGCTGGTTTTAAAAGAGCTCAAGTAGAATCTGCTAAATATTATAAAGGTACTGCACAATATCATAAAAAATACTCAACAAACTTAAAAGGCGGTAATATAGCAATAAATACAATGATTGCGTCAATGCGGGAAGAATTTAAATTAAGTGAAGACCAAGCGCAAAGTTTTCGAAAGAACGCATTATCATCAGGTATAAGATCAGATGCATGGTACGAACAAGTATTAGTACTCGGCTCTGCAGCCCAAGAGGCTGGAGTATACGATGGAGCAATACAAGATCTATTAAAAACGTTTGGAGATATAAGCCCAGATTTATTAGCTAGATATACTTCATTTTTTGGTGCTGGCAATGATAAAGAGGCAATAAGAAGTCTATCAACAACAGCATTAACAGTTAACCAAATGGGTATGGATTTTAAACAAATAGAACAATCTAGCAAAGGGTTTTTAGACCTACAGAAAAAAGCGGCTGATCAAATGCTCCTACAAGAGATAACAGGAAAACAAATTCTTACACATAGCGGAGAAAATTATACACAAGCAATACAACAAGCATATATAAATAATGATGCAAATAGACAATTTGAATTACAAAGAGATTTAATTTTAGATAATGCAGAAGAGATTTCGAAAAATGTATTTACGGCCGAAAAATACGCAGAATACATGGGTTATAGTTTGGACCAAATATATGAAGTAATTGCAGCAAACAGAAATTTAAATGAATTAGGCGAATCGGGGCTTGATAACACTAAAAAGCTGGCAGACCTGAAAAGTAAAATAATAATACAAGAGAAAAAATCAACAGATAATTTAATAAAAGAAAATGATTTACGTGTACAACAAGAAAAAATAGAAGCAGACATATCAAAACAAAGAGCTGAAATAATTCAAAAACAAGTAAAAGATCCAGATAAAACAATACAAGGTGAGCCTGGAACAGATATAGATAAGATCAGAGAAGAAACAATAGAAAAAGGAATTAAAGTTGCAGCAGAAGGTGCAAATACCATATCGGGAATACTGGGGGCTGTGTCTGCGATAACTACTACTATATCAACAGGAAAAGCATTCCTCCAAGCATTAGAAAACGCTGGTAACGCATTATCTGCTGTGGAAACAGAGAAAATGCCTGCAAACAAGCTGGATGACGGCATTATAGAATTCAACCCAAGAGACAAATTTACAAAAGTACAAGTAGTAGCAGGAACACATGAAGGCGGAAATAAAGCATTAGCTAAACAATTAGCTAATAATGCTAATGGGAGCGGAGATGCAGATGCTGTTATCAAAGCACTAAATTCAATGCAAGTGATAGTAAAAAATCAATTTAGCGGACGAGATTTAATGACATTAATAGAATTTACAAAAGCAAATAGTTCAAACGTAATGGGAGTTTAAAATGCCAAATTCATACAATATATTTAACACATATGAATTCTCCGGAATACTTCCTGTAACAATGGGTCTTAATGATGGTCCAATTGGTAATACATATTGGAATACATCTTTATATGCAAATTCAGTTACATTAGGACCTACACGTGTAGGTCTCTCACCACCAAGATACGAAGAAGGAACATTTCCAGGTGTTAGTACAGGCACACCACCCAATTCATATGAGAATGAACCACTCCCAGGTGTTGGTACAGGCACACCACCTGATTCATATGAAAATACCAAATTCCCAGGAACAGGAAAAGATTCTCCGCCCAATTCATATGAAAATACCGAATTCCCAGATACTGGTACAGGTACACCACCCAATTCATATGAGAATGAAACATTCCCAGATACTGGTACAGGTACACCACCTGATTCATATGAGAACCAACCACTCCCAGATACCGGTACAGGTACGCCACCTGATTCATATGAGAACCAACCACTCCCAGGTGTTGGTACAGGTACACCACCTGATTCATATGAGAATGAACCACTCCCAGGTGTTGGTACAGGTACACCACCCAATTCATATGAGAATGAACCACTCCCAGGTGTTGGTACAGGTACACCACCCAATTGGTATGAGGATGAACCACTCCCAGGTGTTGGAACAGGTACATTTGCTGCCAACAGCCATGGCGTTCCTGCAGGAACAAATACATATTATTGGCCGGGTAATGAATATACTACACCAAATGAACAAATCGGCGTTGATCCATCGATTAATGGATTAAAACCTGGCGCTATATTAAAAACTTATGCAGAGGGAGAAGGATATACTCTTGGTAAACTTGAATCTATTAGGACAGACAAAAACATAACAAGTTTACTTAAAAATGCATTATCTGAAAGAATACCAATATCAAATACAATAGGGGTCACTCAACTATCAGCCAACAGAAATGATATTGTTTCATTAAATACAAATCAAATGGGTGAAAAAAAATTAAGAGAAAATCTAGCAAAACAAGCAGGGTCTGCTTTAATCGGGGCATTACCTGTTGCAGTAGATATTCCCGCAATAGAACCAACAAACCCATATTTCACATTACCTTTTTCTGGATTATTTAAACCAATTGGCCCAAAATATCAAGATTTTCGTGCACGACTTCGTGGTGGTGGCATACCATTTAATGCCAATGGTACGTCTGCATCAACAAGATTAGGCACGGGGTTTAATCCAACAGCAGTAAAATATGCAGCAGAAAACTTAACACCATGGGGTGTCTACCCAACATTTAATCTAGAAACATATTATGGATTTGGAAACCAAGGATCAACAGTAAAATCGATACAACATTCAGACTTTACAGCAAGAAGCCAAGTTGCAACAGTAACAGATGGAAAAACCGGCAAAAGTGTTATCAAAACCACTAATCCAATTGAGCGGGCAACTGAATTTCGGGGAGATAAAGTAAATGTAATTGATTTTGGTAAACGATCTAAACAGCAAATATACCAATGGATGCCAACAAATAATATTACTGCAGGAATAACAAGTATTTTAGGTGCAGCGGCCGAACATTTACCGGGGTTGACTGGTGTAACAAATGATTTCATTAAATTTTATTTTACTGGACCTAAAATGAATGCTCATGGTGGAGAAGATGATGTATTAGTTTTTAGAGCAATATTAACTAATTTACATGATTCATTTGCAGCCAATTGGAAAGAACATAAAATGATTGGCCGTGCAGACCCAAATTTTACCTATGGAGGCTTTGGTAGAGACTTGTCGGTAGATTTTACTGTCTATGCAACAGACAGAGATGAAATGAAACCAATGTACAGAAAATTAAATTATTTAGCTTCATATTTAGCTCCAGAATATTCTGATCATTCTATTGCAATGGTAGCTCCATGGCTTCGTATAACAATTGGTGATTTATTTGTTCACCAGCCTGCCATTATAACTAGTATGTATTATACATTTGTTGATACTGACACATCATGGGAAACAAATATTACAAATGATGTATTTAAAATGCAGGCTCCATTTAAAGTAGATGTTAATATACAGTTCCATTTAATTACAGACTACTTACCACAAAAAGGAGGTAGAATGTATACGTTAGCAAAAGAATTTGATAGTGAAGGACAACCATTGAGAAACAGCAAAAGTGATTGGCTACCAGATGCTATTCCAACTACCAAAGAAATTGATTTAACAGCATCTCCAGCCACCCAAGAAGAGACAGAAGAAAATATGAAAAAAACTTTTGAAAACTATCCACTTTTGAAAACTATCCTGCCGCAGGTGAAGTTGTGACAAAAATTGGGCCTATTGATATAAATTAATAAATGAGGAACTTCGAATGAACAGATATGAAACATCTAGAACAATAAAAGACATTAATGGGATACAGAGAAAATCAACTATAATATTCCCAGCAATACCAAATTCTCCAGAAGATATATATATCAAAACTACAACTATCGAAAGATTAGATAAATTAGCTTTTCGTTTATATGAAGATAGTTCATTGTGGTGGGCCATAGCAGCTACAAACAATTTAGGTAAAGGAACATTGATCGTTAAACCAGGAGTTCGGTTAAGAATACCTCCATTGTCTGCTATACAAGATAATATAGAATTTGTAAATAATAATAGGTAAATAGTTATGAGCGACGGAACATTATTTTATTCAAAAGTCAGAGACAATGTACAAAATGAATTGCGACATAGGGCGCAAGCCGGCAAAGCCAGTAAAACTACAAAAGATATAAATTTTATGGTCGGAAAAGTTGCAAATGTTGATGTTATAGCTTTTAAAGACACATGGGATAGTGAAAAAATACACGCAATGGGCGGAAAATTAGTTACTAACAATGAAGGCGGTAGATTCCTCCCGGGAGGTATGGGAGGATATTTAAATACTATATCAAAACGACCAAGTCCATATATAGAAGAAGCTAGCATAGAATTCCTAAATCCATCAGATGATTTTGGCTTAATGAATACAGCAACTATAAAAATTGTTATTCCTGATATCCAGCGTGATTTAGATACTATCGAAGATATCTATTTTAGATTATCTAGAAAACTTTTAATACGAATAGTACACCCAGAAGAAGCTTTATTAGGAGGCAATTCAGATATAGGATTATCTGAAGAAGAAACAGAAGAAAATGTAACAAAGTTAAGAAACATATATCCAGGGTTAAAATTATCTCAATTTAATAAATTAAATGAAGTAGGATTCCGTGGTATTGTAAGTGAATTTTCATATGAATATACAGAAGATGCATCTATTATTGCAACTGTTAAATGTCAAGGATTTACTGGTATATATGGAGAAGCTTCGTTGTTAATGGGTGGAGTTAATAAAAATAAAGAGTATTTATCCATGGAGAATAACGAATCAAAAAATAATTTTTACACCGTTTTGAGAGATGGAATAAATAAAAAAATAAATAAATATCTTAAAGATAATGATTTAACTTTTGGGTCTTCAGTAGAATTTTCAGATCCAGATTATAATGGATCTATAATAACAGGAGAACAATTTGTAGGAGAAAGTCCAAGTACAATGATATCATTAGAATATTTAACAAATTTTATAAATGATCAAGTCATAAAAAAAATAACAGATCAAAATAACAAAGAAGCTCCAAAAATTATTTGCGATGCAACATCATGTATGTCAAATTATTATCCATACATGATATCTACATTGCCTACCGAGATTTTATTTTATAGTGGAATTTCAGACCAAGAAACTGATCTATATCGACCAACAACAGAGCAAAAGAATAATGGTATTAACTATCCTACAATGAAAGCATATCCCAAAATATCTAGTCCAATTACGATAGGGTTTTATGAAGAAGTAGCAGGTAAAGGAATGGTAGGTATGCCATCAAAGATTTATATTTCATTGTCTACAATAAAAAATATAATCGAAAAATTAGAAGTAGCAGCTGAATACCAAAATACATTACCGGTCAAAGCATTTTTAGCAGCCGTGTCAGGAAAAATATTTACCGCAAGCGCCGGCGCAATGCACATGAAATTAATACCAAATGCAAATTTCGAAGATCAATTACTTTTTTATGATATTAAATATTTAGGTACTAACTTAGATCTAGTCCAAGAATTTACAATTCCTGTTTTTTCTAGTAAAACATGGGGCACAGTAGTAAGAGAATTTAAAATTGATTGTGTATTGCCACAAGACTACCGTGCATTTGTTTTCGGCAAAACTGCATTTGAAACAAACCCAAATGATTCTACGTTATACAGTGATTTTTTCTATGATTTTTCTGGAAATGATGAAGATATAAAAGCAGAAAAAAAATTACAATTTCAAAAAGAAAACAAAACTAAAATAAAAAGATTACTCGAGTTGCGGGGATTGTTAGCACAAAGTATTACAAATAATAATAGACAAACCAATTTATATAGGGCTTTAAAGTCTTATATTGTACATAATGCAGATAATTTACAAGATAACAATAAAGTAAATAGACCACAATGGCCACTAAGTTGTACATTTACAATAGATGGGATAAATGGATTCCGGTTTGGAGATTTATTACAATTCAATGGGATACCAAAAAGATATAAAGATAAATTTTCATTTTGTATACAAAAAGTAAGCCACACCGTTAACCAAGAGGGAGATTGGACTACTACAATAACTGCATTTCCTAGGATTGTTACTAAAACAATCTCTGGAGTTCCCAGAACAATTAAATAATAATGAGAGAGAAAAAACATTATACACGTGGTGAAATAACCAATAATTTATATACATTTGGTTCGGAATGGGTGTTAACAGATAATACTGAATATATTGGGTTGTATCACAAATATACAACTGGCGAAGTATACACACAAGCAACATGGGATAAAAATAAATCTGTTCCATTGATACCATATGAGATACAAGATCCTAACATAACTAAATATATAAAATTAAAACCAGATATTAAAACATCGTACAAGTCTGTATTAACAAACAAATCAAAAATAATTACGGCAACGGATAGACAAAAAGGATTTATTAATAGATACTTTATACAAAATTTATCTTCAGCAGTTATATACGAAGTAGACAATTTGCAGTTTAAATTATACAATTCGAATAAATTAGATACAAATTTATATAACATCGTAGTTGTGAAATGGCATATAACTGGAAATATTGAGGATTCATATAAAAATAGTAATGTGTTTGTAATTGGGGTGAAAAATAAAAACAAAGAATCAATAAGAAAAGCAAAAAAGAAAATACCAGGCCTTTCTGCCAAATTAACCAATCTATTAGAATTTTACGCAGATACAGAATTTATAGTTCCAGCTAACATTAATTCAAAATAATTCTTGGATTTCTGAAAATTATTAATTATTATAGTATTGTATGATAGTTGATGATATTCAAGAACTAGATGTAATATTCGATTA